AGGCCAAGACCGATAAAATTGTTGCCGAACTGAAACGGATTATTGCGGATGCCGGAGATAATGTGGAATTATCCAACTCAGCAAAAGCATTGCTACGCCAAATTGTCAAATCCGTGCATGATTTTGCCGATGCTGTTATCCAGCGCATTGACGCTGATCTGCAAAATGAAATTGCTATGATTAACGCTAATCGTAGTTTAACGAGTATGCAGAAGCAGGATAAGATTGATGAGGCGACTAGGCAGAAGACTGGGGAAAAGGCTGCAGAGTATGAAAGGCAAGCTAAAGACCTTAGAGATATTGATAAGCTTAACGGGAATAATAATAATGCTGCGAAGATAATTGATCTTCAAAAATTAGCCGAATTAAACCGCCGACTAGCAGAAACACCAACCCTTCTTGATAGAATCCATCAAGCTAGTAAACAAGGCTTAGAGGATGGCTTACTGGACTTTTTAGAGCGTGGTGTAATTGAATGTAAAAATCTTGGCGAAGCTTTCCGTAACCTTGCAATCACTGTTCTGCAGTCAATTCAAAAGATATATGCTCAAGAAATGACGAAGCGGCTTATGTCGGCATTTGGTTTGGGCAGTTATGGCAATTCTGTAAGTGGAAACTCTAGTTCGAATTTTAAATTTCCTACGAGCATTGACATAACAAAGCCTTTAGGATTTAAGGAAGGCGGAGAAATGGACAGCGGCTTGGTTCGCGGGCCAGGAACCAGTACAAGCGACAGTATTCTAGCATGGGTACAAAACTTGAAAAAATTTATACGAGTTGGCAATGCAGAGTTTATGATCAAAGGTGATGCGGTTAAGAAATACGGCACTAATTTTCTAAACGCGATCAATAGTGGACGTGTACCAGTAAGTATGCTTCAACGCTATGCTGTGGGTGGTTCTCTGACTAATAGGAGCATTGCCGATATCCCTGGCCCGCAGGAGTTGGCAGCATCGCTAGTTAATAATAACAGCACCACTATTCCGCTTAGTATTATGAATGTGCTTGATCCCGGTTTAATGGGTAAATTTGTACAGACTCGTGAAGGGAAAAGAGCTTTGCTGAATTATATTAAAGATGATGCAGGAACTATTAGACGTATCCTAAATATACCCCGATGATTGACGCAAATCGGCAGAAAATGGTACAGTATAGTCAAAAAGGGTGATCGGCTTGAAAAAAGTTGTACTCATTTTGAGTTTGGTTATGTTGATGGGTATGGGTGTAGCTAATGCAGAGATAACAAGAGGTCAAGACAGTTTTAGTGGTGGTGTAACGATAAATAGTGTGACAAATACTTCTGACCCAACAGAACTAGATCAACTAGTGTTTCGGAAATGTGTCAATACTAGTCCTAGTGAGTACGAACTTTGGGCTAATCGGATTACATCTAAAGAATTCTTATTTACCAATACGTTTATTGAATTGAGAATTGACAACAATTCAACACGGAAAATTACCATTACGAAAAATGGAATAATTTCTTTGGCGGATGGTTACAAAAAATATTCTCATATTACCGTACCATTATCTATTGAATTCATTGAGCAAATTAAATCTGCTCAGCGAGTTGCATTAAGATTTCAAACTATGACCGGTTCATACGTCTACATCCTCCCCGACCCCGTTCTTGCCGAATGGAAAGAAGTCATCAACACGGAAAAATAAATAAACAAGGCAAAACCCTCGGAATGCTTCCGGGGGTTTTCTTATGCCTGAAATGAGGTGATCCCATATGGCAACACACATCGGAACGGCCAATAACGTTCCACAACTATTGAAGAACGTTATAACCTTCCTAACTAACCCCGTCAATTTCAGCGGGGGAAACCAATGGAAACTTGTTGCCCCTTTGACAATCAATGACATTGCCGATGAAGTCATTCTCAAAGGCGTGGGTGACGGCCAGGACGATATCTATATTGGTTTTAAACTCAGTTATCAGGATGCTGGTCAGGTCGATATTGTTATTAATGGCTATGCCGGTTATGATCCCGGCCTCACATGGCGGGAGCAGCCTGGCGGCATACCTCACGCAACCTTGCCGACCATACCACTGGTTGACGACAGCTTCATGACCTACTGGATCAGCGCCAACGCACAGCGCATTATCCTTGTAGTAGAGCTCTCCACCCAATACGAATCAGCCTATATTGGCCTCATGAACCCAATCGCCATAGAGCGGCAGTATCCATACCCACTGGTCATCGGCGGCAGCTACTACGAAGGCGGGAAATGGACAGATACCACATGGGGGCATAGCTGCTTCGTCAATCCTGGCGGCAGTACAGCTGCAACATCACTGCGTGTTCGGCGTCCAGACGGCGTTTGGCGGGTAGGACTCAATTGGAACGGAAACGCATTGGCACCATTGGCACCGCTTTGTGTATGGCCAACCAATGTGGCCCCTGTCCGGACCGTCACCGTTTATGATCCGGTTCTTACATTGGAGAATGTTGTCATGTATCCATTTCTTCTATACGAAAATGACCCGGTGGGCATTATAGGCCAATTTGACGGCGTATACTGGGTTGGCAACCGGGAGGATATTGCCACAAAAGACACCATCACCTATGGCGGCAAAACATACAAAATTTTTAACAATGTCCAACGACGTGACAACGACCAGTACTTTGCCATTGAGTGGTCATAGGAGGCTATACTATGCCATACATAAAGGGAACAGCTACCAGCTATGAGGATTTGATTGCGCAGCTGGTTGTCTGGGTAACCGATACTGCCATTCACGGCGACAACGCCTGGGAACTCATGCGCAGTGAGCCATGGCCGAGGGGAACCATTCTAAAAGCCAAAGGCCTGCAAGGCCAGGATCATTGCTATATCGGTTTGATGGCCCTGAATATTGATAGCAATTCCTACGCCAACTGGTATTTTACCCCCGCCAATTTCACCAAGTATTTCGTTTGGTCCCCGTATGGACTAAATTTACCGTTAGGGAGATCCTTTAGATTGACCGGTAATGGGGTAGTCGTGGATGATAGCATATATTCCATAAGCAGTGCCAATATATTCGCCAATTCCTTCAAAGCCTTAGTGTTCGGCGTGTTCAAGCAATACGCACCTGGACTTGACTGGGATGAGCAGCCGGGCGGACTCAATATTGATCCGGCAGGCATGGGACTCAAGAAAGGCGTTTTATACTTAGACGGAGAGCCTTCACGTCGTTTTACCCTGCCGTTATACCCAGGCACGGGCTACCCCGGTATTGGCATGAACACCGATGATCCCGTTGAGGGGAAGTTTACTTTCTGGCTAAAAAAAGATAAAAGCCGTATCACCGTAATCACTAAAAACAGAATGCTATTTCCCGACACCGAATACTGGGACATGGCTCAGGCTGGCATGCTGGTGCCTTATCACGGCAGAATGCAGTATCCGTTTCCGGCAGTCATTGCCGGTAGCAGTTCCGGTGCCGTTTCGGTGGGGCGATTGGATTCTACGTTCAGTCCTGACAATCCGGTTCCACTTATTGATGTGCAGATTGATTACGGCCGTCACCACTGGATGATGACGCGCGGCATGCCTACGTTCCCCACCATGGCAACCGATGCCCCGAACAGCCTGTCGCAGATTGTGCTTTGTCTGCCTGATGGAATCTGGCAGTATTTCGCTAATCAAGTGCAACAAATCGTACCCTACGTGCCAAGGGGAGAAAAGGATCCGGTTTTTATCGTTGATAAACCTAGGAAAGGGCCGCAAATCAGCCATTACGTCACGCCAACTTATACCGATCTGCGGGGGACAGAACACCTGTATCAATATCCTCCCCTAGAAGATGAAATCATTTATCAACTCGAAACGCTGAAACTGATTCAGGCCGATAGCCAGCGCAAAAACATACTGGGTTTTTTGGCAAATCTTTTCTGGTCCAGCTTGCCCGCCCAAAAGTATGGAGAAGTAGTGATTAATGGGAAGAAACATGTAATGCTTCCTAACTGCTGGAAAGAGCGAAACTGGTATTACCGCACCGGGCTGATGGGGGAATACAACCCCAATGATTTGTTGGCCAAGGAGATTGAAATTGCTCAGATGACGAAACAAACAAACTGCCTCATTCGATTGGAGGATTGACCTATGGCATATGAAAAACATATATTGACTGGCGGTCCCAATGAACTTATCAACCTTTTGCGTGCCTATGCCGTAAACTGCGGGTGGACCATCTTAGTGGAAAACGATGATTTGGCCATTGACGGCAGCGGCTCTATTGACGGTCGGCGGCTTGTCCTGCAGAGCCCCAGCGGGAAAACTTTTGCCAGCTTCCGGTCCGCCAACGGGAAAAAGATTTTTAACACCCAGGCGGCTGTTGGCAGCGGTCTAGGGCTGGTGTGCGCTGCCGGTTTTCAGGAATTTCCGGCCAGTGGCTTTTGGTATGATCAGCCTGGTGCTACGAAGGCAACCAACCAGGAAGTAGTTGGCGTTGGCATCCCCGTGCAACCTGCCACAACGCAAACCGTATATTTCAACCACATTCACGATCCTGCAGAATTAATTTTAATCTCTGTGGAAGTCATAGACAAAACCTATCAGCATATGGCAGTAGGCGAAGTGCAAAAAGTCGGCTCCTGGACAGGCGGAACCATTTACAGCGCCAGCCGAAATAGTGCTAATATGTTTTCCGCTTTCGACACAGTAAGCCTGGAGAATAATAGCAACCACCTATTTGGACTCAGCCAGAATGCAAGTACGTTTCTACGGGCCGACATCGATGCTGCACCTCTGCGGGTGCCGGAAGTTCTATGGGCCTCCGGTGGCCCCAATACCGGAGGGGTAACCGCTGGGTACACAGGCAAGACGTTAGCTCTGCCGGTGATGAATATCAACTGCCTAAATGCTGCCTGGCTGCCGAAGGTGCCGCACTACGGCTACCTGCAGTCACAAAATGCCACTGACACTGGCCGCAATGTTAACACGCTCAACTGCATCAGTGTGAATTTGCCGCTGGCAGTCTACGTGCAGCGTGACCCGGATTCGCTTATGAACTTCAGTCAGTGCGGCTATGTGCCTGGTGTGTGTTTCATCAGTACCCGAAATCTGGCACCCGGGCAAATATACAACGTGAACTATCCGGCATCAGATACAACTTATCAAGCGTTTCCGCAAACCAGGCGGGGCGGTCCCATGGGCTATGACGGTATTGCCATCCTGCAATAACAGGAGGTGATTAGCATGAGCGGCATAACTATCCCGGGGCTGATGTACCTACCGCCGTTTGGTTTTACTGTAGCCAACAGGAGCCTTGCCGGTCGCAGTAGTCCCTTGTTTCCAAACCGATTGCTGGGACTAAAGGGGGAAGTAAGAGAGGCCGTTCCATATGTGTTCCGCGGAGATCAACTCACCTGGGCTGTCATTGAATTTCTACAGATCGTCTGGGGCGATCAGGAAACCTTGCGTTATGCATCCCTGCAGCCAGACTGGAAATATGAATGGAACTTGAATACCAAGGCATTTAGCGTTACGAATGAAATGGGGCAAACGACAATCCATAGCGACGTTGCCACGCTGACCGGTCTTGGCATCTCGTGGGAAATTTTTATGAGTACGCAGTTTTGGATCTATTTTGATCCCAACAATGGCCCGGTCAAGGAAGTCTTTTTGATTAGCAAGCGCCAAGACCTGAATCACTATGCGGAAAAGAAACCATTTGGCTCTATGGATATTGACTATTTGCGAGGCAGTCAACACGCTGTTTTTGACTTTTTAAGCGGAGCTAATCCATCAGCGGATAGTGACGATCCCGATGATCCGAGCGGGGGGCCAGGCAGCGAGAACCCGGACAACGATAATTCCAGCGGTGACACGGACGTATTACTGGTTACGCTGTTGGGCGTGGCAGCCTATCCAGATATTTTACTGGCCTATACCAATGAAATCAATTTCATTAACTATTATCCGATTGACCTTTATCCTGGCGAGCAAGGCAAAGCGGCTGAGCGGCAACGTATCCAGCACCAGGGCTATGCCCAAACCATATCCTATTTGATGATTCATATGTTTGCGTCTCGCTTACTGTCGCCGTTGAACTCAAAAATCGTATACGAACCCTGGATGCTATGGGAAATGTTTAAGTGGTTTTACGTGCGGCCAAACGCCGGCACGCGGGATAAAATCTTCGACCTGTCGCCATGGTGGGGGTGATTCTTTGGCAGATACTAAAATATCCGAGACTCTGGAATTTTTGACACAGATCCATACGGCATGGGTCAACACCGAGCAGCGCATGGCACTCCGGAAATATCCTAGGCGCTATGTTTCGTATGAATATATTGGCATGAAACCCTCGCAGAGCCAGTACCTGAGAGCTTTGCTTTACAGTAAGCAAACCGAACAGATTGAAATTCCGCTGTGGCACGCTGGCTGCGAATTGCCGGAACAAACCTTTATTGGGCAAAGCGAGATCCGGCTGCAGACGGACAAGATCTGGCCCTATCGTGGCTGCCGTAAAGCTATCTTCTGGTACGATGACCAAAGAGGCGGCGATCCATACATACTGCAATCTCTGTTGGGGGATGGGACTCTCAAACTTGGCGAGCAGATGGGAAAAATCTATCCAGCCCGGCGAACCACCGTTTTTCCAGTAGCCTATGCAATCTTGCAGCAGGAAGATAAATATAACCTGTATACGTCAGCTCATATGTCGATGCAGCTTAATTTGGAATTAATGACCAATGAGGTCATGGTACCGATTCCCGCCTCGCTGGATGAATACCATGACGTGCCCTGGCAAACCAAGAGCCCCTGGCAGACAGCCCTGCCGACGCTGTACATGGGTACCGAAGTCTTTCCCATTGCGCCCGCCTGGAACGGTAATATCGCAGCGAACTTCACCCGCAATGCGAATAAGCTGGATAACCAGACAGGTATGATCCGCTATGATTTAAAAAGCATGGATACCTCGGAGACCAAGGAAATCGAATATATCGGCCTCAGCCGGTCGGAAGTCCATAACCTGCAGCGGTTTTTCTGTCGCTGCAAAGGCCAGTGCAAATCCTTTTACGCACCAACCTGGTTATCGGATATGGTACTGGCTGCCGATGCGCCGGCTGGGCAGAATTATCTCCTAGTGGAATTCCCGCTATTTTGGAAATACTACGGCAGTCTTGCCCGCCGTAAAACCATTGTGGTGTTCCTGAATAACTACACGACAAAGATTTTGTCCATTGGCGGGTTTACCACCAACGACACCGGGGAGATGGGCAAAGTACTGCTTGACAGCCCCTTACAAACTGCAATCCGGAAAAATTCTGTGGCCATGATTTCCTTTCTCTGTCGGTATCGCCACGACAGCGATACCATGATCACCAACTATGAGACCGTGGGAATTGCCTCCACGGCCTTTACTTTTGCGGAGGTGAATGCATAAATGGCCAATTCCAATATCAGCACTTATGAAAACTCGCAGCAGGATGGCCAGCCGATTGAATGCTATCGGTTTACCTACAAAGATACGGCCTATTTATACACGTCCGACCGGTTTGACGTGCAATTGACCATGCGACAGGGTCAGACCACCCGTACTGAAAACTATACAGCAGATTATATTACCAGGGGTGACATCAAGTCACAAGGACAGGGGAATCCGGTTAGTACACCGGTAACCGTCAGCAAAGACAACGCTGTGGCCAAGCTGTTTCAGGGAGCACCGCCGGATAAACCGGTCCTTTTGCAGGTGTTCCGGCTACATGATCAGGACCACAGCGCCTTTGACAAAATCTTTGTCGGCGAAGTAATTCAGGGCAATTTCAAAGATTCCAGTTGCGAGCTGACCGTAAAAATAGAAAACTGGCTCAGCAAAAAACTGCCGAACGTAATGCGGCAGTTTTCCTGCAATAATGTTATTTTTGACAGCAAATGCCGCTTAAGGAAACAGGAGTGGGCGGTGCAGATCTATATAGACCGGGTGGATGGACTGGAGGTTACGTCCAGTCAGATAGCTGGGTTTGCGGAAAACTATCTTGCTGGCGGCAAATTCTATTTTGGCGACAATGTCCGCATGATTGAGAGCAACAAGAACGACAAGCTTATTTTGCGATATCCATTCCCAAGCACACCCATGAACTACGTAACCGTGACGCCTGGATGCAATCAGTTATTTAGGACGTGTGCCCTTCGGTATCAGAATACGCTTAATTTTTCCGGGTGTCCTTATGTGGCGCCGGCAACGAATGATAAAACCAAAGTCGGCAAAGGTGTCTACTGGGTAGATTCTCAGGTTATACAGAGGGACACGGACGGCTTTGTTGGCACTATTTCCATGTAAAAGAGGTGAGACGAAATGAGCATGAACCCTTTTGTCGGCTGGAGTGTAACCACGCTGCTGCTTTGGCTGTTAAATAAAAAAAACAAGGATAGCAGTGATGATACTTCCAATGATCCGGAAACGTTAAACGCCTCACCAGCCCAGGTGGGGACGCCGGTACCGGTGGTGTTGGGCAGGACATTGTTAAAAAATCCTTTGATTATCTATTATGGTGATTTTAGTGCTAAGGCCTATACCGAGACTTATGCGGCTCATGCGAACTTTTCTGCTTGGCCGATGGTATTTTCCTTAATAGCACAAGTACTTTCCTCTCCTTCAACTGGTGTAACAAACCCAGGACAGCCTGTAACAACGAACACTGGGGGAGGGGCAACATCGGGCCCTGGAACAAACAAAGATACTATGATTGTTCCACTTATTCAAGCACTTTTTCAGTGGCTGCTTATGTGGCTCATTAATGGACGACATTTAAAAACAACTATTCAGAAAGGATTCAAGTACTATCTTGGCTATCAAATGCTCTGCTGCATGTCCGGTACCGATATCCGGCTGCGTGGCGTCTATTTGAAGGAACAAAAAGTCTGGGAAGGTGATGTCACACGGGAGGACTATCTAACTGGTCCGTTTGTCATCCCGGTAAATGACGAGGAACTGTTTGGCGGTCCCGATGAGGACGGCGGCTTTGTGGGTGAACTGCATATGTACCTGGGTGGACCTGATCAGCCGGCTGATCCCTGGATGGTCAACCAAATGATGGCCGACACGGTCCAAGAGGAATTGCGCGGTCTGACGCCGGCCTACCGGCCTTTTGTTTCCATCGTGGTACCCACGGCCTACGTTGGCAAGCAGGCCAGTATTCCGGAAGCCTGGCTTGATCTGCAGTGGATACCCAATAGGTTAGGCCTGGGAGCAATCGGGGAGGATGCCAATCCCATGGAAGCCATATACGAGATGCATGTCAATTCAGAGTGGGGCCTTAATCGGTCCTCGGAGTTATTGAATACCGAATCAATGATTGCTGTTGGCCAGCGACTAAAAGATGAGGGCTTGGGAATTACCGTTCCGATCAGTAACAAGACGGAAGTCCAGCAGCTTATTGACGATATCTGCGACCACCTGGACATGGTCCGTTACACTGATCCGGAAACCGGAAAGCTGACGTTCAAGCTCATACGCAATGACTATGACGCCGCAAACTTGCCTATCTTTGATGAAACGATCTGCAGCTCCGTGGAATATTCCCGTACCGTCTGGAGCAATACCAACGGCTCCATTTGCGCGGCCTATACCGACAGTATCGCCCAATATGAGACTAGTACTGTTACCGACAACGATCCGGCAAACATAGAAATGAATGACGGCAATGCCAATGGAGAGGATTGTGATTTTAAGTACTTCACCACAGCGGGAAATGCGCGCTGGGGCGCGAAGCGCGAACTGCGGCAGCAGGGCTTTCCTTTGGCTGCGGCTACTCTTATTTGTAACCGGAAAGGCGCTTTTATCCGTCCTGGTGATGTACTTAAATTAAACTGGCCACCCTATGGCATTAAAGATATGATCTTTCGGGTTACCGATATCGATCTTGGCGATTTTGTTAAAGGTGAAATCACCATCGAATGCATAGAAGATGTATTCGGCATGGGTAAATCCAAGTTCAGTTCGTCCGATTCCACCGAGTGGGTGCCACCGAAGAACTACCCAACTGGTGTGCAACTGTTTAAATACTTTGAAGCACCTTGGGAAATGATGCAGGTCAAAGACAGCTATGTATTTGCTTTAGCAGCTCGGCCAGATAACAAGACACAAAAATGGACCATCTGGCGGTACCGGGATTTGACTTGGGAAACTACTAATAGCCTAATCAAATGGACACCAACCGGCCAATTGATTAGCGATTACCGCGAAACGGGTGATATGGAAGATGTGGCCGGCTTTGAAATCCTGGATGTCGGCGGCGTAGGTGATTTGGCTCATAGATTGCTGGCGACAGGTACGCCTGGTTTCACGGCGGCTCGCAATGGGGCGCGGCTGCTCATGGTTGACAATGAAATCATGGGATGGGGCAATCTTACTCAGCTCCCGAACGGCCACTGGCGGGTACAGAATGTCATTCGCGCGACGTTTGACACCGTACCGGCCAGTCATGCCCAAGGAGCAACCGTATACTTTATTGACGCAGGGTATTATGCCAATGTCACCACTGGCGGTGCGGTCATTCCGGCTGGCATGACAACAGCGGAATCCTACAATATTACTACAGCTACTGCCGACGGCACTGAAGAGTTTGACGCCACCAAAATTACCAGCCTTACAACCAAACGGCGTTCTGAGCGGCCTATTCCGCCAGGGCGCATTCGTTTGTCTACGCATATGCAAGAGAGCGTTCCACAAATTACACGGGCTGCCGGTGATGTGGTTCTTTCCTGGGCTCTGCGAAACAAACAGCAATCTTATGGGTGCGTATCTCAGGATGATACCAGCGACTTCTTTTCCGGGTTGGCTATTCATCCCATCGAGGGGCTGCAGACGATCATTCGCATTTATGCCGGCAGTGAGAAAATCCGAGAAACGATTCTGGATGCCAGCGTGGAGGACATGGTTATCATTGATGAAGTTGAAACAATCCAGAATCGGTTGACTACTGAGTTTAACTATACCTGGGGGCAGCGTTGTTTAGACAAACTGGCTTTTGACATAGAAACCCGGGTGGAGATTACAGCGCTGCTTAACGGCCTAGAATCTTATCAAATACAACAACGAACCTTTAGCTGGAAACCACCGTACATGCTCAGCGGCTGCACGAATGCGGTGGAGGCACAGGCCATGATCCAGCAAAGCTGGCAGGACGGTGGCGTAGTGGTAAGATTTCCGGATGAAACCCTAAACAGGAGGATTGATGTCACTGACATGCCGGTGATCATACTGGGTGACATCTATATTGCCCAGCATCCAGGCTCCATTCCTTGTTCGAATGGTTGGGTTATGCCCAATGGAATGATTCTGGCGGTTACCGACAACGGGAATTACGAAACGGTGAATTTGACGGACGGCTTTATCCTGTTGTCCTATTACACGCCGGAGAATGAAGGCAGCATGAGCGCCTGGCAGTATGACGGTACTGGTTTTGAAAGGATTGCGGTACCAAACTAGAAAGGAGGGGTGCTATGTCTACGGAAACGCCGAAGATTCATCTTAGAAAGATTGAAGCCAAGGATTTAGTCACATGGCGGGAATTCAACGAGAATTGCGATATTCTGGATGATGAAATTCAAGAACTTAAAGATGGTCAGGCCACTATCGCCCAGGTCAGTGCCAGGCAGGACACGCTGGACGCCAATCAAACTCTCATGGCGCAGCGACTTAACGCGAATGGACTTAGTATTGCCAGCCTCAATACCAAAGTTGTGGCCATACAGCAGGAATTGACGGAAGAGACCGGCCGGGTAACTGCCCTGGAAACCGATGTGACGGAAATCCAAGAGGCATTGGCAGATCAGACTACCAAGAATGCCGCCTTTACTCAAAAAGACCAGGATTTACAGACCGCCATTGACGCTATTAACACAGACATTGCGAACAAGGCCAGTAAAATCGAACTGGAAGAACGGGCAACGCAAGTAGAGAAAAACGCCAAAGAGTATGCCGATACGGAGTTGATCAAAAAAGTCGACAAGGTAGTAGGCAAGGGACTCTCTAGCAATGACTATGACAATACGGCCAAAGCCAAGGTAGATAAAATCAACGATACAGATGGCCGGTTTACCTATGCTGGAAAAGATTTTTACACAAAGGATGAAGCCGATAACCAGTTCATTGACAAGGACGATCTTCAGGACCGGCGAACACTGAGTTTTGTGGGAAGTAACCGGGCACAAAGGTATCCCTGGTCTGGGCAAGCACAACTCATTCAGGTCAACTATTCCGAGGAGCGCACGTCCGACATTAACTTTTGGGTTGAAAAGCAAAGCAAAGCAGATTTTGCGGCCAAACTTGATACATGGCAAAAGATTGGGGGACAGATTTTAAACCTGCCCCTGGATAAGGTCTATATGGAGTATGCGGTAACCGGTACGATTGCGGTCGGGGATATGGTCCGCCTTTCCATGCCGGATGATGATCCGGACATTACGGTTCAGGTAAGCATTTTAAACGATAATAATTTTTAGGAGGTTTTACTATGCCAGTACCGACAGACTACATTTTTACGGCAGGGAGCTGCCAAAAGAGCGAAATCCTTGATTTGATTGTAAACAAATTAAAAGCGGCAGGTTGGACGGATGTATCGTCTCTAGCGTCCAGTGATTATATTGTGTTAAAGTCTACAGGAAATACGGGAGATAAAAATCTGATTTTGAACTTACGCAAAGGTAATGCAGCAGGGACTGCTGGACGAGATGTAGATACTACTGCTTATTGTCAAATGTCATATCGTTTGCAAGACTCTTATATACCTGGCGCTGAAGGTGTTGCTGGTGTATTCGGCAGACCGACATTAGCGTGGACGGATTTATATATAGCGCCCGTCGCTGCAAATGGTACGCTGGCGTTGGATACGACAGTAAATTATAAGGTCTATGTCGATGTCAGCAAGATTATTTTGGCTATTGAATATCCTCCTGCGACCGGGTATAGTCCGATTCTTATTTATATGGGACAACCTGATACAGTGTATATGCCGGAAAGCGGTTCCAAAGGCGTTCTCGTGGCAGTAACCAATGGGGGAACTACTGCCGCTAGTGCCATTATTTGCAACTCTCCTGACGGTATTGGGTCAGTTGCAACTCCATATGCAGTTGCAACGGCAGCTCTATTGCCTACAAAGAATCCTAACAACGCTGGTAAATATTTCGATTCACCCGTTTATTACCAGACAACCACAGAAGGTATGAGAGGTAAATTAGACGGTATACTGTGCATGCCAAACTTAGCGGCATTAACGGGAGACAATATAACTATTGATGGAGACAATTATTATGTTTTAGTTTGTCACGCCCAGGGCATCACCTCTTTCCCAAGCCAGGTGCTTTTAGTAAGAATTGTATAACCATAACGATATAAAGCGCAGGTGATGTAAATGGCTACCAAGTTAATAGCGGGAGGCGGTAATCCCACTATAATTAATGATTATGAATTTATATCTACAGGTGGTGGAATTTATAGAGGTGTCGTTAGTAGTACCTCTATAAATTCCGGTAAAGTAATGTACGAAGTATTAGTAAAATCTACAGATAGTACTACTGGTTTTGGTATTACTGATGCCGCACACCCCTTTAATGGCTCATACACGTTTGGTGTTAGCGCTTATGAATATGCATTTTATAATGGTTCAAAGATGAATAGTTATACTGGGAAAGGTTACGGAATAGGTTGGGGAGTTAACGCTATAGTTGGTGTCCTTATAGACATTGATAATAAGGTAATATCGGCTGCTATAAATGGAAAATGGTGTGGCGTAGCTTACACAATAACTAATTTAACCCAAGGTGTCTTAGCAGCGACACGTGCTTATTATCCTGGGGGAGACTTGGTATTTAATTTTGGGCAAAATCCATTTGTTTATCCAATGTATACTTATGCTCCTTTTGATGCCACTTCTCCAGCACATGAATATAGGAGAGAATTCACGGCAGATGTTGTATACCCAGACTCCCCATTGTTAGATTTAGAGGGTATGATTTATGACACATCAATAGGCACCAGAACTAAAAATATTAACGCTTCTGACACACTATCGCTTAACAATGGGGATAGGGAGTTACGCACTGTAAATGGGTTTACCGGCAATATATCATTTGGAACAAGAAACAATAGAACTTCAGACGGTTTAAATGCATACATGTTTATAGGAAACAAAACAACACGTAGTTCGATTGGGTTAGATAATGCAGAGATTAATTATGGAAATAGGTTTGTAAACAAACAGTCATTAAGCCCTTATGCTGGTTTATTGGGAGATAGATTAAGCAAAAAAATGGGGCAGTTATTCATCCCAATATTTGACGATTCCAACGCCATTGACCATGTCAAACTAACAGTCACCCCAACCAATACTTTTTTTGGTTCCGGTATTACTGTTGACGCCAAGAATATTCTATACGACTATGGGAAGTACCGGCTGTATATGAATAAAGCTATTGCAATTCCGTTTTTAAATGATTATGGACCAATTGATCAAATCTCATTTCCGATCGATGTATCGTTATTGCCTCTTGGTACCACCCCGTGCAAGCTGGAATACCTATTTCCAGATGGTAGCAGAGAATATGTTGACTTTGAGGTGAATAAGGATGCAACAAATCGACTGCGGACATCAAATGTAGTTTACTGGTACTCTGGAGGCTATCATAAAACTAATAATATTGAATGTGTGGCTTTGGGGTCATCCCAAGGCCAATATCAAATACTCTCGCAGTTAGGTACTTCTGCCACGATAGAAACTATTGAGGCTGCAATTGATACAACACGATCTGCCGGAGTTGCTAGAATTACCGCAGATTGTAGCAATGACGCCTGTTTGTTTTATGTGAGTTTCGATGGAAAAAACACATGGAAATCTTTTATTGACGGTGCATGGGCTACCTGTGAAAGAAATAATATAAAGACACAAGGTATGAAAAAATCAGTACTAGAATCAGTAACAAGTGATCAGTGGACCGAAATTTATGCTAGGAGTAAGCTTGATATACTTAAATATATGGATCCAACAGTATATCCACTAGAAACATTAGTATATAAGGCCACTGGACCCAGTAATAGTGCATGGATATTAGATTATATAGTACCCGAGGATAAACTTGTAACGTTTTTTGAAATTAGTTTTGTACAATCTAAAAGTTCATACAACATTTATGATACTGATGGACGCTTATTAGACTCCAAGTCTGTTGGTGATGCTCCCTATCATTATTTTACTTATACTCCTCCTAAGGATGTACGTATAGGACGTATATACGTTAATAACAACAACTCATATAGTCAAGCATATACTACTTTAAATGTTGTCGGCATACCTACCAATGTATACTTTAAAAATTTAGTTGCATATCTTGTTGAAAATCGTCCGCCAGTAGTAAGTAATGTTACACTTCTTCCGTCTGAAACTCACACGGACTCCGTCTTGTCCGCCCACATTAAGGACGCTGAAGGAGATGCCGCGTATTACCGCGTGTCAGTCAACGGGGAGCCAATGACGGAGGATTTTATTACCGAAGGCACTGAGTATGATGTCCTTATCACCATACTCAGCAGCATGACTGCAGTTGGTACCAACGCCATCACCATCCAAACATTCGACGGACTAACATATAGTGAACCATATACAACTTATCTGACGAAAGTAGATGCAAAGCCGACCATTTCGGGAATCCTCGATATGCTGAAATTGACCGCTTTAATTACGGATGCAGATTCCGGTGATACAGTACAGTACCGGATTCTTTTAAATGGAGTGGTCAAGGTTGATTGGACTGCTTTTGTGCAGGTTCCGGCCAATATAAAATATACCATGAGAAACAGGGATATAAATATTGGAGTACAAAACACATTGACGTTAGAGGCACGAGATAACCTGGGCGAGAGTATGTCGGTTGATTTTGACTTTGTTGGCCAGTTTTACAACTTAAAAAGTAGATACGCTTATATTCTGTAGAGCCAAGGGGCTCTATTTTTGTGGGGTGATAGTATTGCATATGCCAAGGGAACCATGCCGCTGTGCAAGGTGGGAAGTCTTGAAACAAAAGCTAACTTGTCATGTAAATATCTCTTCTTAGGCAAGTGATTATAAAAGTCGCATATACATACAATAAAATCAGTTTACGCAAGGGAGATGTGACATGAAAGTTTATGTATACATAAGGCGGTATATGGACCACCTTAACTTTTGGCAAGTCAATCAATTGATATGTATGGATAGTCCCATACCTGGCAGTGTAGAGTTCGATATTAATGACAACGAAGAATTGTTCTATGATGGTAAAAAGATTGTAGTCGTTAAAAAAGGGCCGTAAGGCTCTATTTTTATTTGGGGGTGGGAGAGTTGGAAGTATGGGAAAACGTATTTAAGGCGGCCAAAGGTGCCGCAGTATCAATTATGGATGTGGCACCGGTGAAAGCAACAGCAGCCGGTGCACTTGCTTTTGTAACAGGCAGTCATGGTACAGCCCTGGCGGCATTTGTCGGGCTTATCCTGATTGACTTGCTGACTAAATACCTGTCTTTGTCGGCACAAAGGCTAAGTGATCTTGGTCAGCCGTCCGGCTTATGGCAGTGCCTGTTTGGGATTTATGGAGCGTTCAAAGATGGTTATATCAAGTCAGAGTTAATGAAAACCAAGTTTGCAGGTAAGCTCATATTATACATGGTCTTGGTATCAGCGGCAATTCAGGTTGACACCATGGCCGGAGGCGAGGGCGTATTTTTGAAAGCGTCTTGGTACTACTTGGCTGCAACCGAAGCAATCAGTATAGTAGAGAACCTCAGAGATGCAGGAGTGCAAAGCTTAGATCCATTACTAACATTTATTAGAACAAAGTTGGGAGGATTGAAATGAGTGGCAATGCTTTACCCAAGTGGTGGGAATGGCCTTTGATAATCCTAATGCTTATACGGGACAAAGTTACAGGGAGGGGTAAGTAATGAAAGGTATTGATGTATCACATCACAATGGAGTAGTGGATTGGCAGGCCGTCAAAGATGCTGGGATTGAGTTTGTAATAGTGCGTAGCTCATACGGACTCAACTCGAAAGACAGTAGATTTGCAGAGAATGTTTCCGGTGCTCACGCAGTTGGTTTGAAAGTTGGTGCGTACCATTATGGCTATGCGCTTAACGTAGAAGATGCAGAAAAAGAAGCGGCAAATTGTAAAGCAGCTATTGAAGAAGCAGGAGTGTTGCTAGAATTACCCGTGTGGTATGACATGGAAGACGCTGACGGCTATAAGGCACGAAATGGTTTTGCTTTTGATCCGGCAGAGATAACGGCTATGTGTAAAGCCTTTATTGAAAACCTTGGCCTAGACTGCGGTGTTTATGCTTCGTATTCTTGGCTGACAGACTACATTGACTGGCAGTCCCTGGGCTGTGCTGTATGGAATGCGCAGTGGAGCGCAGCAGATGATATAAAAGGCTATATGTGGCAGTATACTGATAGCCTGGTTATTGGCGGGAAAAATTTTGACGGCAACGTTTTATACGAATAACTTTAGTTAGAGATGAATAATTAAAAAACGTTTATACAAGGTACCGTTCAAATTATGCACGGTACCTTAAAAATTACTGAATAAATATAAATTTGGAGGAATGGATTATGAATAAAGAGCAAATCAAAACCAAGATTACCGAAACTGGGCACGAAGTTGACGATTGGGTAGAGGATACTGCCACAAAGCACAACTACCCAAAATGGAAAGTCTGGTTAGGTATGGCCATAGTTTTAGCGTTAACCGGTTTAGCTATCATGGCAATAAAATAACGCCGTCCATACAGGCGGCGCAAAAGGGAGAGGAAACAATCATGTTTAGTTTAACCAAGCGCCAGGCGGCTATACTGCTTGGCGTTTTAATTTTATGTGTTGCAGGGTATTTTATTTGGCAACACTACCACCAGCCACAGCCTGTAACAGCGGAAAGCCAGCAGCAGGCTGAAACGCTCCAAGGGGTTGACCTGGCTGCAAAAAATGCTCACATAACCATGCTGCAGTCGCAGCTTGACGAAGCGGCCCAGCAGATTGCCAAGTTAAAAAATAAACCACCGGACACGATTGTTAAAACTGTGCCGGTGGAAGTAATTAAAACGGTTGAAGTTGAGCGGCAGAAGGTTGGTGCCGACTTTGCTATAGTTACCGATCCGAAGCAGCCGGATAAGCAGGTGAATTTTAAAGAGATAGAAAAGCTGCCGGCAGATACTCCGGTTACATTGAATCAGTACAATGTGTTTGCGTATAAGAAAGTTATTCGCGGTGTTAACGTTTATCCGGATTTGAGTAAAGCTGTCCAGGGTAAGTTTAAGCTGGATGAAGTCACAGCCGATGTTAGCCGGAGGATTACTAAGGACGGTAAATATATTGGTGTTATTGCTGGATATGATTTTATTCATGATCATGCCAAAGCTGGAATAAGATACTCGTTTTAATTTAAAGCCCTCGGGTAACCGGGGGCTAATTTTTTTGATGGGAGGAAACCCAAATAGATAAACAACTTATTTGCCAACAATTTAAGCCTTTAGTTAAAAAGTACGCAGGTATATATAGAAAATCCGTTCCGGATGCAGAGTCGGAAGCTTGGTTGGCTTTACTTCAAGCTATTCATAGCTTTAATCGGGATTTAAACGTGCCGTTGGCTGGCTATCTTGAAAGCCGGGTTAAATACGGACTGCTAAATCTTTGGAAACAAGAAATGAAGAGAAAGCGAATGGAATATCAAACGGACAATGCTTTTGACTATATAGCGGCTCCCGATAATCCACAGGTCGAGTTAGAGCGTAAGGAAGCCATTGCCACTATGCTAGCCGCGCTTAAGGAATTGCCACCACGGCAACTGTTTGTATTACTTTATACTGTGGTTCATGGTCGGAAATTGGCATATATTGCGCAAATATTAGGGATTACGGCACAGGCAGTTAGTCAATTAAAAAAAGAGCGTTAAGCCGTTTAAAAAAGCGGTTAGTATGAATGTATATAAATGAAAGCCGATATACAGGAAACACACAGTAAAATATGAGGTCCTTGGCTATGTTGTCTTTCGAATATAATTTATTGGAGGAATGTGGAATGGCTTATCAAGTAGACGAGCATACAGTATCATTGTTACATTTTGATAATGGGATTAAGGATGAGACAGGAAAGGCTTGGACGGTTAATGGTAAGGCTGCCATTAGTACTGCACAAAGTAAATTCGGGGGAGCATCTCTTTATCTTGGTTCCACGGGTGATTCTATTTCTGTTCAGAGCCCGCTAGTAGATCTGCATAGTTCGCCATATACGATTGAAATGTGGTTTTACCCAACATCTATTGCTGGCAGTCTTGGAGATCAGTATGGTGTATTAACTGGTTTCACTGGTTTTGCTGACCCATATACGGGAGCTGCAATTTCGTACGTAAAAGTAACAAATGAGGGTCATCAACCAGAGCAAGTAAGTGGAATTAATTTATGCTCTGTGGATAAAGCTGCCCTCAATACTTGGCATCATGTTGCGTTAACATTTGACGGTACAACTACAAGACTATTTTTAAATGGTAAGCTAGAAGGTACCTCAGGCACATTAAATACAGCGGCGAGCCTTGGAAATCTTGTTATAGGTAAAACTGCTGGTGGGTATACCTATCAATTTTACGGCTATATCGATGAATTTCGTATTTCCAATATAGCACGTTGGACTTCTGACTTTGATCCTGAAACCCCCGATAACCCCGATAACCCCGATTCTGGAAAACTATTATTAACAGTTACCTTGGCTGAGGAAGTTGAACGGGAATATGATTTAACCCAAGATCAGGTAAATGCATTTATCAATTGGTATACTGCTAGGTCTAGTGGAACAGGCGCAGCTTTCTATACCTTTGATAAGAGCTTTAACCGTGAAGATTATTTGCCTTTCGATAAGATCATTACCTTTGAAATTACTGATTTTACAATGTAGCGTCTGGATGAAGCGACTTCGGGAAAACGATCCCTAGATATATCATGATTAATTAGGAGGAATGTAAAATGGCAACAGTGGGAGATATTTTGATAGCACCAGAGGCAGGATGGCGCAGATATGAAGATTCAAACAGTCAATTTTCTTATTCAGGTTCTTGGACTGCTGAGACAGGTATAACTGGTAATTCAGATGGAAGCCTTCATTATACTAATGTTTTAGGTAACAATTGTTCTTTCAATTTTTACGGATCAAAAATAAGAATAATTGGAACCTATGCTGATAATTATTCAACATTAGTTGATGTGGTTATTGATGGGACAACATATAATTACAATCAATACGCAACGAGTGTATCGAGATCAGTCCTAGTCTTTGAAAAACAGGATTTGAGTCTTGGTAACCATTCAATAAGTGTAATTAATCGCGAATCCGGTAAGCATATATCTTTAGATGCAATCGAGATTGATGAAAACGGAGAACTGAAGCCCTATAACCCAAATATCGAAAACGCTCTATTGCGTGTAACAATGACCGACTCAAGTGAGCGTGAATATCAATTACCTACTACCGATATTGAAGGCTTCATTAGCTGGTTTAACCAGCATACGAGTACGTCTACCGCAGGCTATATGCTTAATAAAAAGATTGGTTTGCAGAGCAGCAAGGATTATTTAGCCTTTGACAAAATCATTAGCTTTGAAGTGATTCCAATAGCATAGTATGCACTGACCACAGCCGCCTGCCGGGTTCGTCCTGGTGGGTGGTTTTTATTATTTTTGGGAAATATTTATAACGAATAGGAGGATTTGCCAAATTCCCCACGAAATAACATTTAGTTACATTGTTCGCAGGGTGCGATAAAATTGATGTTCAAGGACATTGGGGGAATAATAATGAATCATGATATGCCAAAAGCTACACATCGCGGTGAAGTAATAATTGGTGACATTAAAATTCCTTGTGCCGTTTTGGACAACGGGGAACGAGTGTTAAGCGAAACAGGAGTAACAGTAGCTATATTGGGAACTAGGAGTGGAGCTTCAAAAAGATCAAAAAAAGCGCAAGAACAACTTGGGGCCCCTATACCTATTTTTTTAGCACCTAAAACTCTAAAGCCCTTTATTGATGAGGCTTTAGAAGGCGGAGCCCTTACACCAATAAAATATCGTGATGGTAAAAGAATTATATCTGGTTATAATGCTTCTATTCTTCCTACAGTTTGCGATATTTGGCTAAAAGCTAGAGAATCAAATGTTTTACAAAAACAGCAACTTGATAAAGCACTTAAAGCAGAAGTTTTAATGCGCGGCCTTGCTCATACTGGCATTATTGCTCTTGTGGATGAAGCTACCGGCTATCAAGAAGCAAGAGAAAAAGATGCATTACAGCAATTATTATCAATTTACTTATCAGAAGAAAGACTAAAATGGGCAAAGATGTTTCCAGATGAATTTTATCGCCAACTTTTCAGATTACGCGGTTGGAAATATAACCCAATGAGTGTTAAACGGCCTCAGTATGTTGGCAAACTTACTAATAAATTAGTGTACGAAAAATTGCCGCCCCACGTTCTGGACGAATTAAGAGAACTTAATCCGGTCAAAAACGAAAAGACTTGGCGACGCGAGGCTGCACATTTTCAGCATCTTTCACCTGATATTGGGCAACCCGATTTACACGCCCATTTACTCCAATTAATTGCTGTTATGAGAGTATCTTCTAACTGGAGTATATTTAAACGGAATTTTGCTAAAGCTTTCCCGGACCCAAACGAACAAATAGAATTAGAACTTGATGAGTTTGATAATGAAGAGGAATAGTTAATGCCATATAGCCATCTACCTTCAGACAGTTAATCCCACTCTCAGCCGTTTGGTTGGGGGTGGGATTTTTATTAAAGTACTAATTAGGTTAAAGAACAAGAAAGATATCAATTTAATTTAATATGTGACAGGTTTTTACATATTACCTCACAATATTGATTTACAATGTAGATAAGCCGTTTATAATGGCTGGTTACAGAAACATTTAATCTTATGTGGAGGTAATAGAAGACTATTATGAGAAAATACATTAGATTTAATTATTTTATGCCGGTTTTAGTGCCAGCTGCTTCAGCCCTACGAGCTGAAATGGATGAAATTGATATTGATTATGCAAACGCTCCAACATGGGATATGCTCCCAATGTTAGAATATGTAGAAACTAATCATGTTAATAATTGGAACTGTTCTTTAGGGGATGAATATGCAGAAATAGAACCAAACACAATTATTACAAGAAACGTTAGTCTAAAAGGATTCCAACTATCTAAATTACGCGAAAATAATATTCCAGCGAAAAAGAAATTAGGTGAAATAAAACAAGATATAATGCTTGAAGATGATGAGTTTATTGGAGAATTTGTAACCTGCCTCTATGATTCTCAACTTGGAGTGTTGGCTATTCAATCTAATAGATATGGGTTAACTACTAATCAAGTAGAGGAATTTTTAACAAACATACGTTTAATATATTGCTCGGCAATCAATGATGCTCAAGAACAAGAAGATCCACAAATTGTAAAGTTGCGCCCGATATTAGATACAAATGGGATGGCTGCAGCTTTAAACGCTGAAATTATTCGAAAAATAAAGTTGCGCGCAGCAGATTTTATGTCTGACGCTCGTTTAGCCGATGAACCCCTTCTCGGATCAGCCAGAAATTGTTTATCAACTTTTTCTGGTGCTAGTGTTGAAATAACAATATCCGTAGGTCAATCTCGCACTGAAACTCTGTGTGTAGATAAAATTAGAAGAAGTATAAAGCTATTTAATGAATACCGAACAATGAGTCCGAATGCTTTTAATTTAGAATTAACAAAAAAAGATGACGCTGATTCATCTGTTGATACTATTAATCTTGTTACTCCAAGAATGACAGATGTCGTTTCAGCAGAAATTGCACCACGTACTTCAATTGGGCATGGATATCTTTTAAGTTTAATACTAGAAAAATATATGGAAAAGCGGAGCGTTTTTCATAGAATACTAATTCCACCGGAGGAATGATAAAAAATGGCTAATATAGGATGTTTGTGGAGACGATGGCTTGAGCGACTAGAAAATACGTGGACTGAACATTCTTTGCTTATTAGTGCTCTTCTGGGAGCTTTTTGTAGTATCTTATATTACTACAATTACATTAGTAATTTACGCCAAACAATTGCAAATGTAGTAGTATTTGCATCCATTATTGTTGGTATGCTGGGTGTGTTTCTAACATTAATTATTACATTGAAAGAAAGTCCTGTTTTTGATAGAATGAGATCATTTTTCCCAAAAATCGAAGAAAAGCTTTTTGTATGGATTCGCAACCAAATTTGGTCAGGTATATTTGTTGTCATGCTTTCAGTTGTTATATCAATAATGCCAAATCCCACAAATCGTTTGATTACTAGCAGTGGAGTGTTTATTTGGACAACAATTTTTTGGCATATTTGTTTTGGGTCTTTTTATACCGTTAAGTTGATAACAGATCTTATTTTGAAAAATGTAACACAGCCGATCCGCAAATTTAAGCCATGAAAAGCCGTAACTGTGTTGGCTTTTATCATGGTCGATTGTGGGGTAGTTTGTTGGGCTCATAATCCGAAGGTCACGGGTTCAGGTCCTGTCCCCGCAACCCGCATTTTAGCCGTATCCTCCGAGGTGCGGTTTTTCCATTTATCCCCTCTTTACGCCGCCGAACAAACGTTCTAAATAAAACCATAAAAACATACGTCAGCATCACAGCCCAGCACGATAAATCTGGTAACAGCCTTCCATTAATAATGCACTGGCCAGACGGACGCAAATTCGAGATCGACCGCATAATGAACGTTTGCATGGCACAGTCACTGATTGGCGGCGGCCATGGTATGCGGTATAAGTGCCGCCGGATCAGGAATAAGCAGGTCAATTTGTTTTGTGGTGATTTGGATGGTAAGTGGTTTCTTGAGCATTTGCAGGAATTTCGACAAAAACAGAGAATGATTTTACCATACTGCGTATTGGAGGGATTTTATGCGAATTAGTTGCAGATGCGGTCATACAGAAACATTTTCAAATAAAATGGAAAACTTCGAGATTCGTTTAATCAAGTTTTCTGTAGACAGTAAAACAGGAGTAATATCTGTTGTTTGCAAAAACTGCGGGCAGGAAACGGAAGAAATATTAATAGGTATTTGATACAATAGTGCCTTTAGCTGGTTGAGGGTTTATTTATCTTTGTGTAACCGCAACTTTTAGCCGCATCCTTCGGGGTACGGCTTTTTTATTTGTTGCGAAAATTGTATAATATTAACATGAGACTTAATTAGTGAGGTAAACATGGATTCTCTAAAGCCTGTTATGGATTTCGCAAAGGTTATAATTGAAAAAGCAAAGCTTGTTTATTTATGCTTAGTAATTACTATGACTTCAATTGTATTGTTTTATTTACCTGATAATTTAGTAATGAAACTTAAACTATATCCTATTCGAGAAGAATATAGTGGATATATTAACTTAATGGCTTTGTTATCTTGCATATATCTATTAATAATTATTGCTAAAAGAACCTACGAACTGATGATAATACAATGGTATAAATACGTTTTAAATAAAAAGATTAAGGATAAGATGAAAAACCTGAGCACCGATGAAAAAGTTATTTTAGGAAATTTTATAAATAACGAAGGAAATGTGGATATTTTTGCTTACATGGATAGTAGGAATAAAAGCGTTATTGAACTTCAATCATGTGGTGTTCTGGAAATATATATCCAAAGAGGACAAGATAATAGAATACTAAACGGTCGAACACTGCGCTTAGATACTCCTTATAAATTAAATGCTCTTGCTAGAAAATACTTTGGAAATTTAATTAAGCAAACAACTTAACCGTTCTGCTTTTCCAATTCATTCCCTCTTTACACCAACCATTGTATTCTGACCGTCTACCTTCGGGTGGGCGGCTTTTTATTACAATGTTCCAGGAGCAAAACCATCCTGTATAGCATAGTATGTAATGTCCCTAATACATAATGAAGGAGGTATGCTTTATGGGATTTGGTAATTTCGGAGGAGGTCGTGATAGTAGCTGTTTTATAATCATCATTATAATACTTTTACTATTTTTCTGCTGCAATGATGAATGTAGTCCAACCTGCTAACATAGTTTAATCGTAGCCAAATCCACAACTAAATCTAACGTACGGCCGCTAGATATCGGTTGTAAAGTCGCCTGCCCTTCGGGATGGGTGACTTTTTTATTTTACGGCATAAATAAGCCCCTGGCTTGTGCCGGGGGGGGTGTTGCAATGAATTAGTGAAATACTTACGCATATAGAATATAATTAGGAAGAGAAATTTTTGTCTACCGCAAGTTTCGTGTCCTCGGCACCAATATTTAACAGACTTCGCAGTCATTGCGAAGTCTGTTAATTTTTATAAGGTACTTGGGAAAGTAACCTCATAATCTCTTCTTGGGGTACGGGCTTGCTTGCTAAATAGCCTTGAAATTCATCACACTGATAGTGTTTGAGATATTCTAATTGTTCATTTTTCTCTACACCTTCTGCAATAACCCGTAAACCCATCTGTTTCGCAATCATGATGATAGTGCCAGTTATACATTCTCTGCCATTACCATTTGAAATATCAGCAACAAATGTCTTATCGATTTTCAATACATCAATCGGTAATTGCCGTAAGTATGTAAGCGATGAATAGCCGCACCCGAAATCATCCAGTGCTATTCGTATTCCCTTACTTCTGATTTGCACTAGAGTTTGGATAATTTGCTCAAAAGATTCAATTAGTATGGATTCGGTAATCTCTATCAGCAGATAATTTGGCGGAAGTTCTGTTGTATCCAGTAGGTCGGTTATCATTTGAGTAAAGTTTTTCTGAAAAAGTTGTACTGCAGAAACATTAACGGAGATATGAAAATCCCGATGGCCTTGATGGTAAAGCTCTGATGCAAATTTACAGGCAGTTTGCATAACCCATGTTCCAATTTCAATCATTTTTCCGGATTCTTCGGCGATACTGATAAACTTATCTGGTGTGATAATGCCTTTGACTGGGTGTTTCCAGCGAATAAGGGCTTCTAAACCTGTTATACCAGCTGAACAAACATCAATTAATGGTTGATAATACAAGATAAATTCGTTATGTTCAATCGCTTTATGCAGATCATTCAGTATTTTAATTCTTTTCAGAACGGCTTCTCCCATCGCCATATCATAGAAAGTATATATGCTTTTCCCAATTTCCTTCGAGCGATACATCGCATTATCTGCATTCTTCAGTAGCTCATCAAAGTTACTTCCATTTTCAGAATAAAATGCAATCCCAATACTTGTACTAACATGGAAAAAACTATTCTCTATATAATAAGGTTCTGAAAGCACTTGCAGAATTTTTTTGGCAACTTTTTCAGCTTGTATTCTGTCTTTAGCATTGTGGCATATTAGGATAAACTCATCACCACCAATCCTAAATATCATACATTCGTTCTTTTCCATTTCACGTAAACGATTTGCTACAGCTAATAACAGCTTGTCCCCGATTGAATGTCCAAAAGAATCATTAACAATTTTAAAATTGTCCAAATCTATATAAAACAAAGCAAAGATAGTATGGTTTTTCGCACCATTTTGAATTATGGTATTTAATTTTTCCTGAAATAGTACTCGGTTGGGAAGACCTGTAATTGTATCATAATATGCAAGTTTATTGATTTGTTCTTTCCGTTCTGTCAATTCATTGAGGTTTTGTCGTAATGTTTCGTCCGTTGCCGCTATTTCTTCGTAAAGTGAAGTAAGTTCTTTGTTATTTTCTCTTAATCGTTTTTCTACTTTTTTCCTTAATTTTATATTCAAAACAAGATAGCCGATCATAATCAGAAGCAGTGCGAATACCGTGATAATTGTAAAGATCTGAAACTTGTATGCTTCGTAAAATGAAAAAGGTTTATTTATAATTTTGCTATTTAGCGGCAGCCGTTCAAGCGGTATATTGAACCTTTTCAATACATCATTATCAAAACAATAATAAACAGATTTTTCGTCAACGACAGGTATTGAATTAATATTTTCACCGCTTAGAATTCTTTTTGCCAGCCCCCCGGCCACTGAACCGTGAATTTTGGGACTGAGCAGACTGCCCCCAATACATCCTTTCCCTACGAACAGTTCGCCAGTAGTAAAAATAGGTACTGAACTGGTTTTAATAAGCTTGGCATAATCATCCTGAGAAAGGCGCCGGCCTGATGCATCCGTATTATATGCATCCATAATTATAATACTGCGTTGTGTATCTAGGTTTGATATTATTTGGCAAATAGCCTCTAACGAATATTGACTCAAGTCATGTTGTATAAGGCTATTATCAACAGTAGAACAAGCATTGCTCATTAATTTGCCAAAACCTATTCCGGTTTCCATTCTGTCATGAATTATGTATACTTCTTTCATACCGGGTACAGCTCTTTGAGCTGCTCTAATAGTACCCTCTGGGTCGTTAGCTTCATAGACCCCCGTTACATGGTTAACACCTTTTACTAATGCATCTGCTGATTCTTTTATCACACCACAAAACACAATCGGAGCATTAGAAAAAATTTCTTTTCTGTACTTTATAGCAAACTCTAATGCTGCGTCATCTGTTGTAACGATTATGTCAATTTTTTCATTGGCATATTTAGATTTATAATATTCATATAAATGGTTTAAATAGGTTTGATTAGAATAACGCTTCCAGTCCATGTATTCGACAAACGTCGCCACATGATCGTCAGTACTAAAAGTATCTTGAAATCCCACATTCTGTCCGTCAGTCCAACTATATCCTTTACTATATGAATTAAGAATTAAGACATTTTGGGAGGCTTGTTCTGCCCTAGCAGGGAGCTTTAAAAACAGACCACTAGACACCATAAGCAACAATAATATACATATTTTTAACTTTATATTCATTCTCAAGGCTTGTAATTCTCCTTTACTCTGATGTCAAGAGAAAATACTTTAACAAACATTGGCATATAGGCCTGTTATTTCTTTTTATTTCGCATCGACGCGATGAATTTCCTGCAATTTCAAGCAATTAATAGACTATTAGAATGCACGATAAAAAAATCAGCCCCTTGAGAGGCTGATTGGAAAGGTTAAGCACATTGATAAGCTTCAGGTATTATATAATACTTAAATCTTCGCCGTTAAGAATCTTCTTCATATTTTTCATGGGGCACATTTTACCGCACATGGTACAGGTATCTTCGCATTCTGGTTTAGATTCTTCCCGGTACTTGCTTGCTTTTTCTGGGTCAATAGATAGTTCAATCATGCGAGGGAAGTCTACATCGGCTCGGGCAGTACTCATCTTATTGTCCCAGTCCCTTGCACCGGGAATGCCTTTGGCAATGTCAGCCGCATGGGCGGCAATACGGGCAGCAATAATGCCTTCTTTCATATCATCCAGGTTGGGTAAGCGAAGGTGCTCCGCCGGGGTAACATAACAGAGAAAGTCAGCACCGTTTGCCGCAGCAATGGCACCACCAATGGCGCTGGTGATATGGTCATAGCCGGGGGCAATATCAGTGACTAGTGGACCTAATACATAGAATGGGGCACCATGGCATAAACGTTTTTCTAGTTGCATGTTAGCGGCAATTTCATTAATTGCCATATGGCCGGGACCTTCGATCATGATTTGTACATTTCTGGCCCAGGCGCGTTTGGTTAATTCGCCGAGGGTAATGAGTTCTTCGATTTGCGCAGCATCGGTAGAGTCATTGATCGAACCTGGACGGCAGGCATCGCCTAAGCTGATGGTCACATCATATTTTTCACAGATGTCCAGCAGTCTGTCGTAATACTCATAGAATGGGTTTTCCTGGTCATTTAGTTCCATCCAGGCAAAAAGAAGCGAACCTCCCCGGGAAACAATGTTGGTGAGGCGCTTATTTTTTTTCACCCGTTCGGCTGTCTGACGGTTCATGCCACAATGGATGGTCATAAAATCTACACCGTCTTCGGCATGGCGTTCAACAACTGAGAAAAATTCATCGACAGTGATGTCTTTTAGATCCTTGTCAAGCATTCCTATAGCATCATACATAGGTACAGTACCAATCATGATCGGGGCCATTTCAATCAGCTTGCGTCGAAATTCCTGGGTTTTACCATAACAGCTCAAATCCATAATGGCTTCGGCTTTTAGGTCGATGGCTTTTTTTACTTTTTCTAGTTCAAGTTCAAGGTCACAGCAGTCTTTGGAAACGCCAAGGTTGACGTTGATTTTGGTACGAAGTTTTTCCCCGACTCCTTTGGGGCTGAGACTGGTATGCTGCTTATTGGCAGGAA